GTTTCAAGCAAAAGAATTGTTTCACTAGCGGCTCCTGTAAGTCCATCCGATGCTGCTACAAAATTATATGTTGATAATTTAGTATCACAAGAAAACATTCAAGACTTAACTGGAGCTATGATTTCGGGTGGAGTTCAAAACGGCATTTCTGTTACTTATGACGATGTAGGAGATGCCATTGATTTTGATGTCAATGATTTTCAGGTTGAATTAACTGGTGTAGTTACAGGTTCAACTACAATTTCTAATTTAAGCAATGGTTCTATTGCTACGACATTAACAAATAACTCAGTTACTCTTGGAACTCATACTACAGGAAATTATGTTGGAGAAGTTACAGCTGGAACTGGCGTAACAATTACAAACGGAGATGCTGGAGAAGGAACTAATCCAACTTTTGCAATTGGTCAAGACGTTGCAACAACATCAAACGTTGTGTTTAATAATATTACTGTAAATGGGACCTTAAACTCAGATGATATTACAGCGTCTGCAGTTTATGCTTCTGGTAATATGATTGTTCAAGGTAATTTAACCGTTAATGGTACAACAACAACTGTTAATTCTAATGAAGTGAATATTGGAGATGCAATATTATTGCTAAACTCTGATGAAACTGGAACTCCATCCCAAAATGCCGGTATTGAAATTGAAAGAGGAACATCTGGTAACGTTCAATTTATTTGGAATGAAACTCAAGACAGATGGTACACAACTAATAATATTGAAGCAAATTCATTTATTGGTGGATTAACAGGTAATGCTGATACAGCTACTGTTCTTCAAACAGCAAGAACAATAACTGTTTCTGGAGATACAAGTGGTTCAACAACCTTTGACGGATCTTCAAATGTATTAATTACAACAACATTAGCTAATTCTGGTGTAACTGCTGGAACTTATGGATCTGCTAGTTCCATTCCAACATTCACTGTAGATGAAAAGGGCAGGGTTACCTCAGTTAGCGTTAACAGTATCGACACTGTTCTTGATATATCGGCTGACACTGGAACTGGAACTGTTGCTTTAGATGGCGGTAATTTGGCGTTAGTTGGTGGAGAAGGAATTGACACAACTGTTGTAAATGGACAAATTGCTATTGGTGCTGAAATTGCTTCATACACAAATAAAGGTATTGCGTCGTTTAGCTCAGCAGACTTTACTGTAGCAAATGGACAAGTATCAATTAATGAAATTGATGGAGGTACTTTTTAATGGGAATACCAATTAAAATAAAAAGAACCTCTACTGCAGATAGTGTACCGGCTACCACAGACTTAGAACTTGGCGAATTAGCAATTAATACTAATGACGGTAAGTTATTTTTTAAACAAGATAGAAACGGAGTTGAATCGGTTCGTGAGATTACTCCAACAGAAGATTATTTAAATGGAAATTTAGATGTTGATATTATTCCACTAAGAAATGAAGTAATTAACTTAGGTTCGCCTACAAATCGTTTTTATGAGCTGTTTCTGGCTGGAAATACTATTGATATTGGTGGTGCTACTATTTCATCAGATGGTTCTGGTAATATTACTATTTCTGCAAATGGAGCTATTCTTCCTGCTGGTTCAAAGGTTTCTTCGGGTGGTTTACAGCAAGAAATTGCTACAGTTGCAGCGTCAATTATTGATGAAGAAGGCAATGAGCAGTCTCTAGGTTTGAACGACCAAATGCAATCAATTAATGTTCCATTTTTTACTAATGAACGCGGATTAGGTTCTAGGGAAACTACATTTGCATTTAAGCAAAATATTACAGATGCTAGAATTTTTAAAAATTTTACGCTAGCTAGTGGCGATAGAATTACTTCTGGTATTACACTGTTTTCATTCTAGGGAAGTGCAATGACAATAAAGACACCAATTAGAACAGTATTTGACTCAAATGGAAATGCTTCAGGTCTTGCAGAATTCCAGAGTGGAGAAGCTGTAGGACCATTACACGGTGGGACAGGTTTATTTACATTAGGATCTTCTGGATCTGTTCTTAAAGTAAATAGTAATGCTACTGGGCTCGAATGGAGTTCAGATCCATTAGCAACTCAAACTTATGTTGATACCGCAGTAAACAATTTAATTGACGCTGCTCCCGGAGCTTTAGATACGCTAAACGAATTGGCAGCGGCTATTGGTGATGATGCTAATTTTGCAACTACAATAACAAATACAGTAAATACCAAATTAGCTATTGCTGATTTTTCTACTTCTTTTGACACTGATTTTAATGCTAAATCTACTGATGATTTATCTGAAGGTGATAATTTATATTATACCGACACTAGAGCAAATTCAGCTTTTGATTCTAGGCTTTCTTCTAAATCAACAGATAATGTATCTGAAGGATCTACAAACCTATATTTTACCGAAACAAGATCCCGAAATTCTATTTCAGTTACAGGAGATTTAAGTTACAACGCCTCTACAGGTGTTATTTCACTTACAACTTATAAATCTGCAGATTTTGATACAGATTTAGCGTCTAAATCAACAGATGATGTATCTGAAGGATCTACAAACCTATATTATACTGACACTAGAGCAAATTCAGCTTTTGATACAAGGTTAATATCAAAGACTACTTCAGATTTAGCTGAAGGCAATAATCTATATTACACGCAATCTAGAGTGAATTCGGCTTTTGATACAAGGTTAATATCAAAGACTACTTCAGATTTAGCTGAAGGCAATAATCTATATTACACTTCAGATAGAGTAAATAGCGCGTTTGATAGCCGTTTAGCATCTAAATCAACAGATAATGTATCTGAAGGATCTACAAACCTATATTTTACAGATGCTAGAGTTAGCAGTTATTTAACAACTAATTCTTATGCAACTGAAACATATGTTGACACTGCAGTAAATAATATAATTGCTGGAGCTCCTGAAGCTTTAGATACGCTAAACGAATTAGCCGAAGCGTTAAATGACAATGAAAACTTTTATGCATCCATTGCTCCAACAGCAAGATCTTCAATAAGTGCTTCTGGTGATTTAAGTTATAATTCTTCTACTGGTGTAATGAATTTTTCATTACCAGCAAATACAGCAACAACTGATGACGCAATTGCGCTGTCGATAGCGTTAGGATAAAACTATGGCAAATCCAACAACAAGACAAGAATTAATAGATTACGCGTTAAGAAGATTAGGCGCGCCGGTTATAGAAATTAATATTGATGAAGATCAATTAGAAGATCGTATAGACGATGCTCTGCAGTTTTACCAAGAATATCATTCTGATGCTACGATGAGGGTGTATCTAAAACACCAAATTACTGCAGATGATATTACTAATAAATATATTTCGATAAACGATAATATTTTAAATGTAAAACGAGTTTTTCCAATTGGTAATTCTCAATCGAGCATTAATATGTTTTCTGTGAAATATCAATTACATTTAAATGACATTTATGATCTTTCATATATTGGTGATTTAATGTATTATGAAATGGTTCAACAATATGTTTCTTTATTAGATATGAAATTGAATGGTTCTGGAGAACATGTTCGATGGAATAGACATATGAATCAACTTCATCTAGATGTAAATTGGGAATCAGACATTAAAGAAGATGATTACATTATTGTAGAAGCTATGAGAATTGTAGATCCTTCGACCTATTCTGATGTCTATAATGATATGTTTCTCAAACAATATGTAACAGCACTAATTAAACAACAGTGGGGCGCAAACCTTATTAAGTTTGAAGGAATGCAGCTTCCGGGTGGTGTAGTATTAAATGGCCGGCAAATATTTGATGACGCAACTGAAGAAATTTCTCAGATTAGAGAGCAAATGCAGTCTAATTATGAAATGCCCGTTGATTTTTATGTAGGATAATTAAATGGCAACTAATGTCTATTTCAGCCAAAAAGTAAGATCAGAGCAGCATCTTTATGAAGATATTGTTATTGAATCTTTAAAAATGTATGGTCAAGACGTATATTACTTGCCACGCAAAGTAGTGTCTGAAGATTCGATTTTAAATGAAGATATTGAATCTGTATTCGAAGACGCTTATATTATTGAAATGTATATTGCTAATATAGATGGGTTTGAAGGAGATGGAAACTTACTTTCTAAATTTGGTGTAGAAATTAGAGATCAGGCTAATTTTATTGTTGCTAAGAAAAGATGGAATCAATACATTGGTTTAGATAATAACTCAGTTTCGTCTGTTAGACCTAATGAAGGCGATTTAATATATTTACCTCTTTCTAAATCTTTATTTGAAATTAGATTTGTTGAACACCAATCTCCATTTTATCAATTATCTAATCTTCCGACATATACTTTGCAATGTGAATTATTTGAATATTCTGGTGAATCAATTAAGACTGGAATTGATGATGTAGATAACATTAATCAAAATATTAGTCAGCAAATTGCATTGGTTATTAATAATTCGAATGGAACAGAATTCAATATTGGAGAATCTATTCAGCAAGAAATTGGATCAACTGGAGAGTATGTAACTGGCAGAGTTGTTTCTTACGAAACTGTAGATACATCAACTAAGAAACTGTTTGTGACCGGATGGGCAACTACCAATGGAGCGTATCACGCATTTACAACTACTACTGTTGATGGTAATGAATCTGGAGCACAATGGACTGTAACTGATGTATACAATATTGATGATCCAATTGCAAATAGGGCTTTAGTAAATGACGCAGAATCTAGAAATCAAGAATTTGAATTGGCAGCGGAAGGAATTATTGATTTCTCTGAATCCAATCCATTTGGTGAGATTGGAGGTTAATCATGTTATCTGATCATTTTTATCACGCGTCTATTCGAAGAACCATTGCTGCCTTTGGTACTATCTTTAATGATATTAAAGTTTTACGTAAAGGCAACGATGGTGAAGTAAAGAATATTATGCGGGTTCCATTAGCATATGGACCAAAGCAAAAGTTTCTTGCAAGATTAGAAGCACAAGCTTCTCTTACAGATCCAAAGATAGCAATTAAGTTGCCTCGTATGTCTTTTGAAATTACTGCATTAGTATATGATTCAATTAGTAAATTACCAAAAATGAACCAAA